ATGGTTAGAAATGAAGTAATGAACAAAGACTGGCACCGCGAGTACATCGTTGCCGCTGTGCACACCAAAGGTTTTACATTGCGTGAACTTTCTGAACGCGCTGGTCTAAAAAAAGACTCTTTAAAAAATGCACTGTATCGCTCATGCCCTAAATATGAACGCATCATAGCCGATGCTATTGGTGTGGAACCTGCGGAGATCTGGCCAAGCCGGTATGCCAGTAAGGCGGCGTAATGTTTTATCCAGCCAATGAGCTGGCCGGTCTTCCTGGTTTGCCCGGTACAGTTCAGGGGGTGCGCTGGACGCTCAATCGGATCACAGAGACGCACCCGGAATGGAAGCGCAAGCGTGAAGGCACAAAAGCATTCGAGTATCACATCGACTGCCTGCCCGCTGAAGCGCAGAAAGTTTTACGTAAGCGCCTGACCCATCAGGTCCTGGAAGATACGCAACTGCCCGCAGTGGTTGAGCAGAAGGCAGTTAAAAACGTCACCGTTCGCGATGAACTGGAGGTGATGGTCAAATGCCCGGAACTGGCATTACGCGAAGTCCAGGCACTGACCGACAAGCAAAAGGCCATCGCTGATGCGCGGATATTGCTGGCTACCGAAGTGCATAAACTGCGTGAATACGCAGGAATGTCCAGGACGGCGGCGATAAAACACATCGTTGATGGTATCCGCCAGGAGGCTTTGCCCGAGCGTGTTATTGTGGCAGGTAATACTGCTAATGCCCGACAGGGTAAACGGACTGGCGTCAGTACAGGGAGTTTACAGGAATGGTATTCCGCCTGGCTGATGGCGCGCGGTGATGCCAATCAGTTACTGGCGTTACTGGCTCCCGGTCATCATAAGGGAACACCGTGGGAGCAGGTCTGGTGGTTGAGCGATTTCTTTATGTTCTATCGCTCATGGAAGCGCCCGACCGTTGAATATGCGTATCGCGAGTTTTCAGCCTGGTGGCATGAAAAACACGCGAACGATGCGGGAATGCTGGCGGCACTGCCTTCAGTTCACGCAGTAAGACGGGTGTTAAGCAGCGTCCCGGTGATTGTTAAAGAGCGTTTCCGCTCCACCGGTTCAGCCTGGCGTTCGCTCAATCCCTTTGTGCGGCGCGACTGGACATCATTACCGGTTAATGCGGTATGGGTCGGGGATGGTCACTGTATGAAAATGACCGCGTTTAACCCCCTGACCGGCAATATTTTCCGGCCAGAAGTGACGCTGGTTATGGATGCGGGGCAACGCTTTGTTGTGGGCTGGTCACTGTCCCTGTCGGAGAACGTGATAGCCGTTGCTGATGCGTTACGTTACGGCATGGCGCAGCACGGGATACCGCTGATTTATTACTCCGATAACGGGGGCGGTGAAAAAAACCGGGTGCTTGATGCCGATATTACCGGGATTCTGCCCCGGCTGGGTGTGGAACATCACACGGGGATACCAGGTAACCCGCAGGGGCGCGGGGTGATTGAACGGGCAAACAAAGGAATACCCAAAGACGTGGCTCTGAGTTTCCAGACGTACTGCGCAAGGGATGCAGACAAGGAAACCGTAATGATGCAGCAACGGATTATGCAGTCAGCCATTAAGGCCACCCACAAAGGGAAAGAGCTGACAAAACGGCAGGTTAAGGCGAGGGATGAAATCCCTACCTTTGAGCAACTGATGGCCGCCATAGAGCTGGAGGTCAGACGCTATAACAACCGGCCACACAGCAGCCTACCCCGCAAAGAGGATGGCGAATATTACAGCCCGGCAGCGTATCGCCGGAAACTGATAAAAGAGCAGAATGTTGAAATTGATTTCCTGTCGCCGGAAGAACTGCATGAAATGTTCAGACCGGAAGTGACGCGCAAAACATTTCGCGGGGAAATTCAGTTATTCAACAATATTTATTACTCGTATGAGCTGGCCGCAGAGCACGGGAATGAAGTCAGGGTCAGTTACGATATTCATGATGCAAACAGCGTCATTGTCCGGCGGGCTGATGGCTCTTATATCTGCGATGCCATCTGGAACGGTAACAAGGTTGATGCCTTCGCTAAACCAGTTATCGAACAAAAACTGGAGAAACGCGTCAGGGGCCGCATTGCACGGGCCACGCAGAAAATCGAAGAGGCTAAACGCGAGCTTACCCCGGCCATTACGCAGAAGCCTGACTTTAATCTGGGATATGGACTGGAACGTCAGGAGAAAAAGGAAAAAGAAGAACTTTATTTATTCGTGTCTGACCGTGAGCGCAATTTAAAGAAAAACGGCACAAATAATCGTTAATTTAAAAGGTATTTAATTATGAGTTTAATTACGCAATTAAATGACGTAATGGCCCGTCGCGGCTTTACGCAGACCCACGTTGCCCGTGCTATTGGTCGTAGCAGCGCCGTTATCAACCAGTATTTGCAGGGCAAATATCAGGGCGATATGGCTGATATTGAAGAACGTATTTCTGCCTTTGTGACCCGTGAATGGGAAAAGGAAAACAACCGCCGTATTAAAGTGCGATTTGTCACCACCGGCATGGCCGCCAAAGGGCTGGAGGTGCTGACCTACGCCCATCTGGAGTGTGATATTTGCGTGCTGTATGGCGCGGCGGGTCTGGGTAAAAGCATGATTCTGAGTGAATATGCCGCCAGAAACCGGGATGTAGTGCTCATTGAAGCCGATATTGGCTATACGGCCAGAAAGTTACTCGATGAACTGTGCCGTCAGCTTGGGGTAAAGGTTCACGGCGATATTCGCGAGAAGATTGATGCCTGTGTGCGTGAACTGCGTGGGTCAGGTCGTCTGCTGATGGTGGATGAGGCTGAACTGCTCCCCTATCGTGCACTGGAGGTATTGCGCCGTCTGCATGACAAAGCGGGTATCGGGATTGTCCTGGCGGGTATGCCTCACCTTCTGATTAACCTTAAGGGCCGTTGTGGTGAGTTCGCTCAATTATACAGCCGCGTGGCGCTGGCGCTTAACCTGGGCGATACGCTGACGCAGGAAGATTTTAACAAGATTGCCACAGACATGATGCCGGAAGCGGCGGACCCGGAAATTGGTGAGGCACTTTACACACGTTCGCTGGGTAATGCCCGTCGTCTGTTCAAGCTGGCGCGCGGTGTGTACCGGATTTGTGATATCAGCGATGCACCGGTCAGTGTGCAGGCCATTGATAAATATTCAGAAATGTTAATTCACTGATGGAGAGCAAGACGATGGACAAGCAGACCATTAACGCCGTCCGTTCCCGTGCCCGTGTGGCCATCCACACCACTGGCGGTCGTGTAACGGGGCAGCATCACCGTTTACCTGTGGTTTATGCCTGCCCGCCCGTGGGTGGTCCTGTATGGCCGGTAACGGAAATCATCCAGACATTCAGCGGCCTGCGTCGTGTGGTTAAAACGTCCTGTATCGACGGCTGTACCGTCGTATGGCAATAAAACGAGGAATTAAAAGTGAGCGTGAAATTAACAATAGTATTTACCGACCTGGGTAATAACCAGTGCCATAACCTTATTCGGGTGGAAAATGGCGACAATGCCACACTCGAAGAAGCGGCAAGAACTCTGGGGACTGTTGGCGCTATTTGTACGATTCTGAAGGAGAAACACGGAAATGAACGGCTTGATCTGCAAATCTACCATGACTACGTGAAACAACTGGCACAGGGATGTCCGTATATTCCTCAAGAAACACAAATGCATTGAGGGATGAAATATGTCACTGGAGCTTGAATTAACTTTCAGCCTGGACAGGCCAGGTAAACCGGAGAAAGCCGTCGCGACGTATCAGTTGCCGCCTGATGTCACGGGAGAGCAGGTTTCCGACATTATCATAAAAACTCACTGTTTTATGAACGAAATTATTTTTAAATCGTTTGATTTCAAAGGAGAAAAACATGGCGGTTAAGTTGGAAGTAATTATCTATACCAATGAAAAAGGCAGGGTTTTAACCCAGATTACAGGAAGTTATTTGAAGGATGGCGCTTCTGAAAGGGAGTTTCAGGTGGCAACAGGATTGCATGATGTTATCAAGGAAGCACTGAGAAATGACTACAACGGCGTGAATATTTTTTCTGAAAACGCTGCGCCCTGCGCACATAACACAAATTAATCTGTAAATATCACTGAGGTAATTTAATTATGACGACTGAAAATAAAGTTAAGCAATACACGAAAACTCAAGCACCTGAAGGTTACTGGGTGGATGCCCGTGGCGTAATGACACCTGAAAGCCTTATCAAAGATATTGACCGCGACCGTGAGCAGCTGGTCGGTGAGCTTGTGGAGATGGTGATTGCTGCCTCTGCCTCACTGCGTGAACTGAAACTACGTGCCTTTGGTGATATTCAGGCGTTTATTGACCTGTCGGCGAAAAAATACGGCGCTGTGAAAGGCGGTAAAAAAGGGAATATCACGCTGTACAGCTTTGACGGGCGTTACAAGATTCAGCGCGCCATGCAGGACCGTATCGCGCTTGATGAACGCATTCAGACCGCGAAGGCACTGATTGATGACTGCCTGGCTGACTGGACGGAAGGTGCACGCCCTGAAATTAAAGCCATCATCAGCGAGGCATTCAGCACGGACAAGGAAGGCAACATTAACACCGGGCGCGTTCTGGCTCTGCGTCGTCTCGATATTACGGAGGAACGCTGGGATAACGCCATGAAACTGATTGGTGAAGCCGTCCAGGTGGTTGGCAGCAGAAGCTATATCCGCGTGTATGAGCGCGTCGGTGATTCTGATGAATACCGCGCAATCCCGCTTGATATTGCAGGGGTTTAACATGCATCAGGATATCAAAGAGTACAGAGCCGGAAATAGTTGCGCGGCGTATTCGCTGGGCGCGTCCAGAGCAGAACAACGCGGCGATTATGCCGAGGCTGAAAAGCTGTGGCGTAAGGCAGCGCAAAGCCCGTGTAGTACTCTGCGCCGCATCTGGGCAGAACACCGGGCACAGTTCTGTGCTAATGCTCACCAGAAAGGATGGAAGCCGATTCATGAACGCGAAACGCTTTAATCAGTTATATCCGCCTGGTACTCGTTTCATGCACATTGCACATCAGGCGGTGCGTGGTGGTCGGGTGGTAAAAACTGTTGCACCGGCCAGAGATTTTAAATGTGGTTGTGTGGTTGAAATTAATGTCGAGCCTTATTTCGTAAAAGTCGAAACACTGAAAGCACCGCATTAATTTAATTTGTTTTTAATTGTTATTTAAAACAGGCGTAAACCCGTCGGGCTGGCTTACGCCTGAATTAAGGGGATTTGTATATGAAAGATAAAGTCTGGGATTTTATTGTTACTCCTGAAGGTTTTGCTACCCGTTCATCTGAGAAGTTAACCAATGTAACGTTATGGGCGTCATCATTGCTGGGCCATCTGGGAGCACCTGCCGATTTTATGTATGTGGTACTTGATGCACAGATTGCCGGGAATGCTATGGCCAGTAAGGGGGCTTATATTCAGGGGGATTTGTTCGCCATGATGGCGAATGACACAGCAGCGCTGTATATCGCCACACGGAACATACTGACAAGAATATCCATGCTGTCTGACTGTAAGGATATGGAAGACCTCGCATACATCCTTGAAGATGATTTGCTCACTATCTCAGGTGTGCAGGAATCCCTCCCGCGTCAGTTGCGGTTTATTGACCTGGTGGAGTCATATAAAGATAAGCCTGATTTTTTCAGATTCGATTCAGTGGAATGGAACTGCTGGATGAATATTATCCGCTGGATTCGATTGCCCGTGATGTGAAGGCGTTCGTAAAGTCTGTTGACCGTCATTACCGGAAAGCTGAACGTCGTAGTTAATAAGTCTGTTTTTAATTTTATTGGTATATGGCGTAAACCCGCCGGGGCTGGCTTACGCCTGAATCAGAGAGAGTTTATTTATGAATATCGCTAAGCAAAAAAAGTTCGCCCGCGAAATTAATCTGACAATCGTTTGTTTTAATCGTCTTGCGACCAGTTCTCAATCGACAGCAGATGTTCATTCAGTACCGCAGCCAGAACGAACTCCCCACGTTCCTGATGGCCGTGCCGGAAGTTGCGTAATTCAGAATTCAGGATGCTGAGGTTCAGACGACCATGAAAGATAAATACATTGCCAAAATCAAAAAACTGTTACGCCTTGCCAGAGGAACATCAAGCCCGGAAGAAGCCGCTAACGCTATTGCAAAAGCCCAGGTTTATATGCGCCAGCATGGTATCAGCGAAAACGACGCTGAATTGTTCGACATTCAGGAAGCTGCCAGCGCGGGTGCGCCGAGTGATGCCAGTACGCCGCCGCGTTATATGCACATCCTGTGTGACCTGGTCTGTAAAGCCTTCGGTGTCGAGTGTTACATCTCCGGTGAGTACCGGGCTTCTGGTTCACTCAAACGTCACGTGCGTTTTTATGGCTCTGACAGCCGCCCGGAAATCGCGGCTTACGCGTTTGATGTGCTTTCCCGTCAGATGATGGCAGAGCGCAAGAAATATCAGGATAAACACTGCAAACGTTGCGGTCCGTCCACGCGGGTAGCCCGTGGCGACCAGTTCTGCGAAGGCTGGGTCTTTGGTGCCCGTGATGTCATTGCGGTGTATGACGTCTCCCCGGAAGAAAAAAGCCGCCTTGAGCTTTACAGAAAGAACCTGCACAGCACTAAGGGACTGCGCGACGGGGATATGCGCACAGCTAAAGCGTGTCGGGGTGCAGAGTTTGCCGCTACTGCGGGTTTTATCGCCAGGAAAAACGCCAGACTGCATCAGGGGGTTAATGGTCAGAGCAACAGACCGCTGGCACTGGGGAGGGTGTAACGATGGCTTTTAAACTTCTCAGTGTTACCGAAGCAATATACCAGCCTCCCGGAGAACGCCACGAATACAGGATGAATGACGGTAGCGCGGCGGTTGAGTTTCCCAAATATCCGGGGGCTTCCCGGTGGCGGTTCTATGACAGTGCGGGACGCCGGATTATTAAAAGAACCGTGCACAACGCCATGAAAGCCGCCGTAGAACGTCACAAAAGAAGGTTTAACTGCAAATGAATATTGAATTTTATGACTACGGAGTCACCGCAAAAATCATTGTTACATGCTGGTTCTGGGAGTTCCGCGCTATTGCCGGGTTGTGGATGCGGCGCTGTTTGTGGCCCCTGAAGTACACCATCAGAGCGGTGGAGGTCTTTTAATGAGAACCGTCATCACCGGTAAAACGGTCCCGATGTTACGGGCGTTTAAAGTGGCAAAACAGGAGGCGACACGATGAGCATTGATAAAACGATAACGATAGATGTAGCCATGAATACAGGTCTGGCGCTTATCGGTTATGGCTATATCACTTTTATGTCATTCAGGTGGTTGATTTCTTCGGTCTTTAAACAATGTGAAAAACGTCGCTGCAAAGACAAGCGCGTGAAGGCACTAAATGCGTTTAATGACGCTTTTGATATTGACCGTATGCAACAGGGCGACCCGGCACGCGTAATTACCCGGGGAGATGTCGTGATTTTGGTATACCGGAGTGAAAAAATGAGCAGGAGGCGGCGCAGTGAACCAGCAAACCAGAATAAGCGATAAGAGTCTGACCAGACTGATTGCCGATGCGGACAAGGTGCTGGAGCGGAACACCCCCGTTGCCGATGAGGAATGGTGGCAGGATTTCCGGGCCGCAATGCTGGAACTTCAGGAGCGCCGCAGGGCTGACAGTACAGAGTCAGTAGTAAATACAGGAGAATGAAACGATGAAAAACCGTAAAGCAATACGACTTCTTTTACAGCGACCTGTGTGTATGGTGTCGCTGGTTATCAGCAACCATAAGATAGCTGTACTCCATCCATTTGGTCAGGTGGCTTTTACCGTAAATCGTAAACCCACCGCGTCACAGAACAGGCGGAAGAAAGGGTACGCAGTAAGATGAAAAACCGTAAGGCAAAAATTCTGTTAGCTCGCAGAAACGGTGTTGGGGTCTGGCGATGGTTGAGGATTAGTAACAGACGAGTGAGGTTGACGGGGTGTTGCGGGGTGATGTTGCACAGCTGTTGCAAAAAGCCCAGCGCGGCGCAAAACCGCAGGAAAAATCACGGTATGTAAAGGAGGTGCCAGGTGAAGAAAATGGTTTTTGTGGCGGCATTGCTGACAATTACCCAACAGGCGCAGGCTTCAGCAGTTATTGTGGCATCTGCCGCTGCGACCACGGCTGCTGTAGCTGCTGCAAACTCTGCGAATATCGCAAGCCAACAGGAGCGAGACGCTGCTAACGCATCAGCCAGTGCTCTCCCGATTTCTGTTAAGGGCAGTAAGCAACATCTGGGGTTCATAACGTGCGGTAAGCGTTCTTATGAAGCTGTAGGCTCACTGGGATGTACGGTATATGGCGACAGTGAGAGCAGAGAAATTCCATGGAAAACGTGGCCCGGATACGTTCTTGGCTCGAAGCTCCCGGCCAGTTATGAGGTAAACGCCGTGTCGTTTGATCACTATAACGGCGTGGCAACTGTCTATTTCACATACTGAGGCCCGGCATGAAATTTTCTGAATCACGGAGCAACAACACGATGAAAGCCATCACCGTAACTCGACGTTCCTGATTTCGCGGGTTGTTTAAACAGTAATCAAATGCAGACCAAAACATATGTTTTGGTCTGCCAAAAGTAGTGTTTTGGTCATTATGAAGATTGAACAAATCGGAATAGCTGCTTTCAGGCAGCAGGCTGAAAGCGGTGGCGTGGATGAGTTCGTTGTGCAGCGGTTCGGTGGTGTGTATCACCTCTTCGCTGTGAATCGCCACGCCGGGGTGTCCTATTTTCTACAGGAACGCCGTGGCGATTACAAGACATGGCTGTCTCTTGACCGTGCCGCTGCGTTCTTGTCAGGGATTGGCGTTTCACGTTTTACCGTGCGTTTTGAGGATAACAAACATGCTGAAAAAGATGATCGGGGCCATTAAAGCCGGTCAGGCGTATCTGGGGTGGGATGATGCCCTTTATCGCCAGACGCTGGCCCGCCTGACCGGTAAAACCAGCACCACACGCTGCAATCTCGATGAACTGCGCATCATCCGGGAATACATGCACGAACAGGGATTCCCGCGCAAGGCACCCGCTGGTAAAGGTCGCCGCCCTCGTGTTGCAATGAGCAGAAAATCAGTATTATCCAAAATTGAAGCGTTGCTGGCTGATGCCGGTCGTTCCTGGGCGTATGCAGAAGGACTGGCATCTCACATGTATAAGCAACATGTGATCGAATGGCTGACGGATGAACAGCTTTTTGGAGTGATGGTGGCGCTGGTTAAAGATTCAAGAAGGAGAAATCAATGATGAAAAAATGGTTGTTTTGTTTAGTAGGGGTTATTTTCTCTTGTTCTGTGCTGGCACAGACAGAGGAACAGGCGCAAAAGGAACTGAAACGTTATCAGGATATGAAGCCATTGGCTGAACAGATGCTTCGGGAAAGTGGAAAACTTTATTACGCTATGCCAGAAGCTGCATCGCAGTATCAGCAGGGAAATATTGAAGAGTGGAAGAATATCAAAAAAGGACTAAAACAACTGGATGAACAGGCCAGTAAACTGGGGGACGACCCGCTTGATCCTGTGTATGGTTCCTGCATAAAAATGAAAAACCAGCTACAGGATTACTGGTCTAACGTTATCAGGGATGACAGGCAGTTTCTGGAGCGTTCAAGAAATCAGTTTAAAGAATATCGTATGGATTGTTTTGATTCGTTTGTTTTTGGTAAAGAGCAAATAGAATCAAGAAAAGGCCTGGTTATTCTAGACCTGACTAAATAAGACTTAGTTTAGCCCCTGCCATGCAGGGGCTTTTTTGTGGTCTGTACAGGCGATCATGTATGGCTATAATAACAGTAAGTTACTACCGGAGACGCCATCATGCAGACCTTCAGTGAAACAGATCTTCGCGATGCGCAGGCACTGCTGCCCGATTCCGTGCAGCAACTGATTAGCGTGATTGGCTTCCCCGCCCTGACCCGGTTAATCCGTTCTTTTGGTGGCGTGACGTTAAGCGGTAAAACCGGCGCACACGCCGGACGCACCGGCGGTGTCCATGCCCTGTTACATGATGTGCTGACCGAAGACGAAATCAACAAACTGATCCGTTTTCTTGGCGGCGCACCGTTTTACATTCCCCGTTGCGATCATGCGTTACGTGCCCTGCGTAACACCCGTTTTATGGCTGATTTACAGCAGCATGTAAAAGGCGGATGCTCACACCGGCAGGCGCTGGCACTGCTCTGTCCCCGTTACGGGATTTCAGACCGGTACGCATGGCAGCTGATACACCGACGACAAAAACAGACTTCGCTGAAAAGCCCCACCCAGGTGGGGCTTTTTGATTAATGGGCCTCAGAAAAAGGAGACACTTATGACCAACTATACGGCACTTGGCGAGTATACAGCCTACTCAGAGCAGGCCAGGGATGCTGCCGGACGCCGCTTCGCTTATATGAAAAATCTGGCCAGCCAGCTAAACCGAATGGCTGAACAACCGGATATGGTTGTTCAGGAAGAAGCGTTGCAGTGTGCCATTGCTGACATCATCGCCAGCGAAAACGAGATGCGCGCAGCGATGGAAAAGGCGAACGCCTCTGCTCCGCTTTGTAATAAACCTCTTATTACGCCGGATTCTCTTTCCCGCTTCTGATTTATCACCCCGCCGCCGCGGGGTGCTGAACTCCCCCAGCAGTACCCACCACACCAGACCGTTTACCCTGTCCACTCAGACCACAAGGCACCTTAAGGGATAGCGCCCGGCAAAAGTCATTCTGTGCCTTTGACCGGGTGTTATTTACGGGCCGTCAGTGGCTCAGATTTACAGGAGAAACTCATGTCTGAACCCTTATCAGGCGGCGGAGCTGTGGCAGTCACCATCGGTGGTGCCAGTGTGTTTGGTCTTCTCACCAATACCGATTTCGGGGTCGTGGTGGGCGCGTTTGCCGGGGCGCTTTTTGTTGTCACGCAGCAGAAAGAAATCCCGGTCTGGCGAATGGCCATCCACCTGCTCGTCGCGTTTGTGGTTGGCGTTCTGGGGGCTGGCGTGGCTGCGTCACTGATGCAGTGGCTGACCCACTACAACGACAAGCCGCTAGATGCATTGTGTGCGGTCGGTGTCTCGGCGTTATCCATCAAGATACTGACCTTTCTTTATCAACAGGAAATTTCATCGCTGTTCGGCCTGTTTTCCAGACTGCGCGGCGGAGGGGGTGGAAATGGAAAGTAGCCTTGCCGGTATCGTGAACGTCTGGCTGTGTCTCGCCATTGTATTGGGGTTGTTTGTGTATCGCCGCCACGGTGCGGCGCATAAACCGATGATTACCTGGCTGGCGTACTGGCTGATGCTCGGATACATCATCATCCCGTTCCGCTGGCTGTCCGGTACATACACGCACTCCAGCTGGCTGGTTGTGGCGCTGAATCTGGTTTTCTGTGCGCTTATCGTGTGGGCGCACGGGAATTTGTCAAAAATCCTTTCGTTACTGAGGCATCCACATGAAATCAAAAGATGACATTTTTGATGAAGTCCTGGGCAAAGAAGGCGGTTACGTCAATCACCCTGACGATAAGGGCGGTCCGACCAAATGGGGCATTACGGAAAAAGTCGCCCGCGCCCACGGATATCGTGGCGATATGCGCGATTTAACCCGCGAACAGGCGCTGGACATCCTTGAAGCTGATTACTGGTATGGCCCGCGATTTGACCAGATCGCCGCATTATCCCCTGATATTGCCGCAGAGCTGTGTGATACCGGTGTGAATATGGGGCCAACCGTGGCGTCCAGAATGCTTCAGCGCTGGCTGAATGTGTTCAATCTGCGCGGCAGGATGTACCCGGATATGGACGCAGACGGACGCATCGGGCCTCGTACCATCAGTGCATTGCGCGCCTTCCTGAATTATCGCGGTCAGGACGGCGAACGGGTGATGCTGAAGGCCCTGAACTGCACGCAGGGTGAGCGCTATCTGGAACTGGCAGAGAAACGCGAGGCTAACGAATCGTTTGTTTATGGCTGGCTGGAGGGGCGCGTGGCGGTATGACGCGTCAGCACTGGACACACAGAACGCCACGTAAAGCTGCGCGCTGTGTTCTGGCCCTGTTTCTGATGATGTTGCTTCCGGTGGGATGCACAGACATTAACAGAGCGGGCCAGCTGTTTGACGCGGCGGCGCAGGTCTGCCGGATTATTGACGGCATCCGGCAGTGTTCACAGAACTGATTTTTTGAAGGTCTGACACAGTGAGCATTATCAGATTTACAGAATGCGCAGGCTCAGGGAGCGCCAGCGCTGTCATGGTAGTCGCTGAACGCATCACCCATTTTTACCGTCAGTGCGGTGCATATGGTGGCACGGTCATTGAACTGGATACCGGGAAAAACGTGTTTGTTCTTGAAAATCCCGACGAAGTTAAATGCCTGATTGAACAGGCTCAGAAGGACACTTAATGGCGTGGTCACAGGATATCAGGGACAAAGTCCGTAACGGGTACATCTTTGACCAGCTTCCGCTGGATATCGTCGCCATGAAGTACGCCGTGCCGCACGACACCGCGCGGCGCTGGAAAACGCAGGCAATGAAGAACGGCGACGACTGGGACAAGCTGCGGGCCGCGCACGCGCTCGCCGGTGACGGGCTGGAAAGTGTCGCCCGCACCGTGCTTATCAGTCTGGTGGTGAAGTGTCAGACGACGCTTGAACGGCTGAACCAGAACCCGGACATCCCGCCGCAGGAGTCCGTCGAACTGCTGGCGAGTCTGTCTGACAGTCTCAGTAAGGCGGTGGCCAGCAGTAAAAAAATCCTGCCGGAAACCGACCGGCTCGCCACGGCACTGGAAGTGGTGCAGCGGCTCGGCGCGTTCATCAAGGAGCGTCACCCGGCACAGTATGCCCCGTTTCTTGAGGTGCTCGAAGGCTTCGCTAAAGAGCTTGAGGATAATTTCAGTTAACCACAGCGGCCCGGTTTTCCGGGCCGTCTGATATTTGTATACCAGGTGTGACGTGGCAAAACGTAAACTTTCCATTAAAGAGTTTCAGAGAAGCCTGCAGGAGTACATCGCCAACCTCCGCCAGACCATCGAGGCTGAATGTCTGGGGTTCGATGTTAACCCGCAGGCCACACAGGCCCGCCGGGCGGCAGTCTGCGACCCGGTGACGGGCTACGATTATTTTGTCGAAAACTATTTCCCGCACTACGTCCGCAACCCGGCAAAAAGTGAGCTGCATAAATACCTGTTCAGCCGTCTGCCACAGGTAGTGGCAAGCCCGGACCCGGAGAACGACGCCATCGCCGCGCCTCGTGGTGAGGCAAAATCCACGCTGGTGACTCAGCTGTTTACCCTGTGGACCATTATCCGGGGTATTAAGCATTATCCGGTCATCATTATGGACAGTATCGACCAGGCTTATCCGATGCTGGAAGCCATCAAGGCTGAACTGGAATTTAACCCCCGTTTAAAAAACGATTTCCCGGAAGTGTGCGGGCAGGGTCGCGTCTGGCGTATGGGGACCATCGTCACGGCCAACAATATCAAGGTGACCGTTGCCGGTAGTGGTAAAAAGCTGCGTGGTCTGCGCCACGGTCCGTACCGTCCTGACCTGGTTATCCTTGACGACATCGAGAACGACGAGATGGTGCGTAATCCGGAGCAGCGCGACAAGCTGCATGACTGGCTCACCAAAACCGTGATGCCGCTGGGCGAGGCTGGCGGTAAAACCGATATTATTTATATCGGAACCATCCTGCATTACGACTCCGTGCTGTCGCGCACGCTGAATAACCCGATGTGGAAAACAGCCCGCTTTAAGGCCGTTATTCAGTGGCCTGCCAATATGAAGCTGTGGGACGAGTGGGAAGAACTCATCCGCAACAAACAGCCGGAAGCAGCGGAGGCACTTTACCGACAGAACGAAGCCGACATGCTCGCCGGGTCGGTGGTGTCATGGGCGGCGCGTCCCCTGCTGGCACTGATGAAAATCCGTGTTCGTGACGGTCATGACACCTTTGATTCTGAATACCAGAACGACCCGGTCAGCGGTGAAGATGCGCTGTTTGCGGGCTGCATTAAGTTCTGGGTTAACCGTCTTGATGAATGGGTGTTCTACGGCGCTGTTGACCCCAGCCTCGGGAAGAAGAATAAAAACCGCGACCCGTCGGCCATTCTCGTGGGGGGCTTTAACCGCTTTACCGGCATTCTGGATGTGGTTGAAGCCGATATCCGCCGACGTCTGCCGAATAAACTTATCGAAGACGTGATCAAGTATCAGCGTGAATATCACTGCCTGTGCTGGTCGTTTGAGTCCGTCCAGTTTCAGGAGTTTCTGCGTACCGTGCTGGTTGAGCGTTCGGCGGCGCTGGGTGTGCCGGTTCCGGCGCTGCCGGTCATCCCGCTGGAGGATAAGGCGCTGCGTATCGAATCCCTTCAGCCGCATATGGCCAACGGCCTGATCCGCATCAGTCACACACATCAGACACTGATTGACCAGCTGCGCCACTACCCCAAAGCCGACCACGATGATGGCCCGGACTGTCTGCACATGCTGTGGACGCTGGCGGTATCGCGCAGCGCAAAATTTCAGATACACACCCCACGCAGCACCGGGCGTGACCGTGGCGGGCGTTTTGGTTCAGGAGGATGGTAATTAATGGCACAGCTTGTTGATATTTACGGACGCCCGCTGAAACGTGAGGCACTCAAAACCACGCAGTCGGTCAGAGTGGCGGAACGGCTGCGCATTTATCCCGACCACCCGTCCCGTGGTCTGAACATCAGAAAACTGCCACGCATTCTGGAAGCTGCCGAACGCGGCTATCTTCCGGCGCAGGCGATGCTGTTTGCGGATATGGAAGAGCGTGATGGTCATCTGTTTGCCGAGATGGAAAAGCGCAAAAAAGCGTTGCTGACGCTGGACTGGTCGGTGGAGCCGCCCCGCAATGCCTCGAAGGCAGAAAAGGAGCTGACTGCCGCCGTGGATGAGTGGCTGCACGGCATCCCGGACATGGAGGACATCATCCTCAACGGGATGAGCAGTGTCGGTTACGGCTTCAGCTGTCAGGAAATCAGCTGGGCGTTCGTGGATAAAACGTGGTTACCGGATGCGGTGACACTGCGACCGCATAACTGGTTTATTACCCTGCCGGAACACAATGACGAACTCCGGCTGGATGACGGCAATCGTGGGGAAGATGGTAAAGACGGTTCCGCGCTGTGGCCGTTCGGCTGGCTGGTTCACCGTTACAACGCCCGGTCGGGGTTCCTGGGTTCATCCGGCCTGTTCCGCGTACTGGTCTGGCCGTATCTGTTCAAAAACTTTGCGCTGCGTGATATGGCAGAATTTCTGGAGATTTACGGTCTTCCGGCGCGCATTGCCTACTATGCACAGGGCACCAGTGACGAGGACCGGGACAACATTCTCGAAGCCCTGGTTAATCTGGGCCATGAAGCGGTGGCAGCCCTGCCGCAGGGTAACGAAATCGAGTTCAAGGAAGCCGCGTCCGGCGGGCCCGAGGCGTTCATGTCGATGGTGGAATGGGCGGAGCGTACCACCTCAAAAGTGATTCTGGGCAGTACGCTGACCAGCCAGGCTGACGGTAAAACCTCCACCAACGCGCTGGGTAATGTGCATAACGAGGTCCGGCACGACATTCTGGCCGCCGATGCGCGCCAGCTGTCCGGCATGTTCAGCAGCCTGATACAGATGATGGCCAGCCTCAACGGCTGGCAGGATATCCCGCCACGCCGTCTGCCGCGTCTGGTGTTTGATGTGCAGCAGGAAGCCGACATTAAGGGCGTGGCGGACGCCGTCAACGTGCTGGTCAACAATGTGGGGATGAAGGATATCCCTGTGTCGTGGGTACGCAAAAAAACCGGTATCCCCACCCCGAAAGACGGCGAAGAGGTACTGGTGCCGGTGGCACAGCATCTCCCTGTGCAGGCGGGCCTCAGCCAGCTGCGTGAGCGGCTGAATGTTGCCGCGCTCAGTCAGCAGGACAACGGGGAGGACGACCCGGCACAGCGCGCCATCGACCGGGCAGAGCTTCCGGCAGAGGCCATCGCGCAGGGGATGAACGAACTGGTGGCCCCACTGGTGCAGGCCATACAGGAAGGCCGGGATGCAGACGAGGCCATGAACGTACTGGCGGAAGCATGGCCGGAGCTGCCGGATGACACGCTGCGGCAGTTGCTGACGCAGGCATTTTTTGTGGCGGATATCTGGGGGCGACTGAATGCCGACAGCTGACGATGTTGACCTGGGGTATGCGTACACCCTGAAACCGGAAGAAGCGATTAAGTATTTCGAAAGCAAGGGATACGTTATCGGCTTCCGCTGGCACGATGTGAAGGACATCGCACACGCCCGGGCGTTCACGGTGGCGGGCGTGCTGAAACTGGATGTGCTGAAGGATATCCGTGATGGCCTGACGGCGGCACTGGCTGACGGCGGGACGTTCCGGGAGTTTGCTGCACAACTGGAGCCGTTACTGGAGAAAAAAGGCTGGCTGGGTAAACGGCTGATTGTGGACGAGGACACCGGCGAACTGCACGGCAGACAGCTGACGCCGCGCCGGTTGCGCACGATATTTGATACCAATATTCAGTCGTCATACAACGCCGGACGTTATCAGCAGCAGATGGCGAACGTGGCTGACCGGCCTTATTTTGAGCGCGTGGCAGTGATGGACCTTCACACACGCCCGAAACACGCCGCCCTGAACGGCTTTACCGCCCGGGCGGATGACCCGGTCTGGGAGTATTTCTACGCGCCTGACGGGTACGGATGCCGCTGCCGTATCCGGGCGCGTTCGGCGTCTGATGTGGAGAAATATGGCCTGACGGTGCAGAGCAGCGAGGGGCGACTGGTTGAGGTTGAACAGGAATATGGCCAGCCGGGCCAGACCATCAGAACAATGGGGCTGAAGATGCCGGACGGTTCCGTGTATACCGCCGACCCGGGCTTCGGATTTAATCCCGGTCGGGTGGCATGGCAGCCGGAACTGGAAAAATACGATTACCGCAGCGCCCGCCAGTATGTCACCGGCACCCTGACCGGGCCGGATTTTGCCCGGGGACTGGCGAACGTCAGCGAACTGGATGCGCGCCAGCGATATCCGCTGGCCATCCGTTCACCGGAACAGGTCGCCGCCACGGGGGCCGCACGGCAGACGGTAAACCTTACGGCTGACGTTATGAAGCGCCTCAGTGCAACAGACACGCCCCCGACCGCCGCCGACTATGTGCTGATGCAGCAGACCATCGAACGGGCGGAGCATGTCACGCAGGACGGCAACGCGTGGCGGTATGCGTTACAGTCTGGCGACCGCTGGTCAGTGGCGACGGTTGAGGATGACGTGCTGACAGACTGGGTTATGCAGGACACCCCGGAGGCATCATGAGCGGCGGTAAACTGGATATTAAGATTGATTTAAGCGCGTATAACACCACGCTGGGGAAACTGATTCGTTCCGTGAAGGACCGGCGCGACCTGATGACGGCACTTGCAGGCTCCATGCTGGATGCGGTTGAGACTAACTTTGAACAACAGGGTCGCCCGAAATGGATGGGCTGGAGTCCGGCTTATGCGAAGCGACGCGGCCCCGGGCAAATCCTCCAGAAGTCCGGGCGACTGGCTGCCAGTATCCGCTCTGCGGTTAACAATAACGAGGCCACGGTCGGGACAAACGTCCGTTACGCCCGTATCCACAACGAAGGCGGCGAAATCCGCCATCAGGCACGGACGCAGAACCTGTATTTTAAACAGTACAAAAACGGCAGCGTCAGCACCCGCTTTGTGAAAAAGCGCAACAGTAATTTTGTGCAGAGCGCAACGGTCGGAGCGTATACGGTCAACATGCCCGCGCGTCCCTTCCTTCAGCTTGTGCAGGACGACATCGACGAGCTGGAGAACACTGCAAACCGCTATTTTGCGCGTGTGATTGACTGAATGGTCACAAACGCGCTGTAATCGTCTGTGACAACATAAACGCCTCACGGATGAGGCATTACAGCACCGCACCCCATAAATGCCGTCAGAATCGTTTTTAAAAGGGTTTTAAAAACGGTTTTATTTCCCATTTTATCCTTTCCCGTTATGGCTGGGTGCTGAACACCCTCAACAGTACCCCGTTTTCTCCTTCCGTCATCATGCCGCGTATGAAGATGAACATTGCGGCGTTAAGCCTCGAAATCACCAAAGCAACTCACAGCGAAATCCAGCTGTTTCCGGCAGGCGAGTTCAGTGCGGTGGATGGTCGCCCACATACCGATGAAGTCGAAAGCGGTAAATGGGTGCTGACTGCCGAACTGGCCGCGCAGCTTGTCGCACAGGTGGCAGCCCGTACCACGCCTTTTGTCATTGATTACGAACATCAGACGCTGCGCGCCGTAAACAACGGCAAGCCCGCCCCGGCGGCGGGCTGGTTCAGCCAGGTGGAATGGCGTGAAGGTGTGGGCCTGTATGCCACCGGTGTGGAGTGGACGGAGAACGCGGCGGCCATGATTGCCGCCGGTGAGTACAAATTTATTTCCCCTGTTTTTGCCTACAACAAGCGCGGCGAAGTGCTGGAGCTGTTACATGCTGCGCTGACCAATACCCCGGCGCTGGACGGTATGGACGCGGTCATGCTGGCTGCGGCCAGTCGTCTGGCGAGTCTGTCAACTGAAACGGAGACCACAACGGTGGATGAAGAACTGTTAAACGATTTGCTGTCCAGTCTGCGCTGGATGCTTAACCTCCCGGTGACCTCAACGGCGGAAGATATCAAAAGCGAGCTGCAAAAGGTCGTTGACATGATTTCGAACGGTCAGGGAACGGCGGCGGCATCCGTCAGCCTGCTGGCCCTGCTGAATCAGAAAGACGAGCAAATCGCCAGCCTGTCAGCAAATGCCTATGACCCGACGAAGCATATCCCTCTGACGGCATATGAAGAACTTCAGGGACGTTATGCCGTACTGGCGCAACAGTCCGGTGAAGCCGAAGCCGGGGCACTGATTCAGGCGGCGCTGTCTGACGGGCGACTGCTTCCGACGCTGGAAGACTGGGCGAAAGATTACGCTCGTCGCGATATTAACGGTTTTAAAACCTGGCTGGATAAAACCACCCCGCTTGCCGCACTCAGCAGCACCCAGACCGGCGGCAAACCACCCAAAACGCCGTCACCGGCCCCGGCGCAGATTAAAACCGGCGATGACGTCGATGTCGATATCGCCATTTGTTCAATGATGGGCGTTGATCCAGAGGATGTCGCCCGTTACGCAGGAGACAAGTAAATGGATCGCAATACCCCCTACCGTGACGGCGAACTGAACCCGGTGCCGGTTGCCGCTGCGACCGAAATTTTTGGCGGTCATATGGTGGCCGTTAACGCATCCGGTTATGCCGTTCCGGCCAGTGCCACGGCCTCACAGATTACGCTGGGCGTGTCTGATGGCTGGGCGGATAACAGTACCGGCAGCGATGGCGATGTCACCGTTCTGGTGCGTTGCGGCAAAGATTTTCTGATGGTGAACAGCACCTCAGACCCGGTCACACAATCGCAGGTCGGCAAGCTGTGCTACGTGGAAGACAGCGTGACCGTGGCAAAAACCGACAACAGCAGCGCCCGTCCTGTCGCAGGGAAAGTGATCGGCATCTGTGGCGATGGCGTCTGGGTTCATTTCAGTTAAGGAGCAAAACGTGTTAGTCAACGTTAAAAACGTCAAACAGATTTTTATCAATCTGAAGGCCACCTTCCAGAAAGCCTTCGACCAGTCGCCAACTGACTGGCAGAAGGTGGCAATGGAAGTGCCATCAAACGGCAAGGAAAACGACTACAGCTGGTTAAGTCGTTTCCCGAAAATGCGCGAGTGGATTGGTGACAAGGTCGTCAAATCACTGGCGGCATTTAACTACACCATCCGTAACAAGGACTGGGAAGCCACGGTTGAAGTCGATCGTAACGACATCGAGGACGACCAGATTATGGGCTATGCCCTTCAGGCGAAAGGAGCCGGACAGTCGGCAGCAGAGCTACCGGCAGATATTGTGGCGTCCCTTATCAGTAACGGTTTTACCAATCTCTGTTATGACGGTCAGCCGTTCTTTGATACCGACCACCTGGTCGCCGGTAAATCGGTGTCCAACAAAGGCACCAAAAAACTCAAAGTTGGCTCGCTTGCCGAGGCGAAAGCCTCCTACGGTGCCGCCCGTACGGCCATGCGTAGTCTGAAAGATGACGAAGGCGCATCCCTCAAAATTCGCCCGAATCTGCTGGTTGTGCCACCGGCGCTGGAGGATGACGCGAACTACCTGATGACCGCCGAGAAGTTCCCGGACGGCACGCCGAACCCGTACCGCAATACCGCCGAAGTGCTGGTGATGCCGGAGCTGGCGTCGGATTCTGCGTGGTTCCTGTTTGACACCACCAAACCGGTGAAACCGCTGATTTATCAGCTGCGTAAAAAGCCTGTTTTTGTGGAGCAGACGGACTACAACAGCGACAACGTGTTCAAGCGTAAGAAGTTCCTGTTTGGTGCCGAAGCGCGCTGTAACGGCGGTTACGGCTTCTGGCAGATGGCATTTGGTTCAGATGGTACGACGGAGTAATGCATGGAAAAGGTGATTGAAATTACCGCCCGCCGTGAGGGTTTTCGCCGCTGCGGTGTGGCACACAGCGCAACCACGAAGGCATGGCCTGTGGATGCGTTCACCCCGGAACAGCTGGCGGTGCTGAAGGCGGACCCCATGCTGATTGTGGTGGAGCGTGATAAAGCGTCCGGCCAGAACGACGCGGACCAAAGTGATGAACTGGTCGCACAACTGGATGCCGAACGCCAGAAAGTCAGCGAACTGACGGCGCAACTGGAAGAAGAACGCCAGAAAGTCAGTGAACTGACCGCACAGCTGAACGCCGCACAGAAAACACAAAAAGCGGACAAAAAGGAGAAGTAACCCATGTCTTACGCCACACCGGAACAGTTCATCAGGGCGTTCAGTGAACGAGAGGCACGCACACTGACGGATGAAGACATGACGGGATTCATCGACGAAGAAAAGCTGGCCTCCGCGCTTGCGCGCGCCAGTGCCCAGATTGATGGCTATCTGGTGGGGCGTTACCGGACCCCGTGGCCTGACAGCCCGGGGATTCTGGTGGGTTACTGCTGCGATATCGCCCGTTACCACCTGGCGACCGATTACCGTATCTGCTCAGAAGAAATTCAGATGCGCTACCGGGATGCCATCCGCTTTCTGGAGAAAGTCGCGGCAGGACAAGTCAACCTCGGACGGGATACGTCCGGCAGCGTGATCCAGTCATCGTCACAGGTGCGTATCCGCTCCGGCTCCCGTCAGTTCGGGCGTGAGTCCACGCGGGGAGGTGCATTCTGATTACTGACATTGAACGGGCGCTGGTTGAGCGTCTGCGCTGTGGTCTGGGGCATATGGTGCAGGATGTCCGCACCTATGCCGGTGAACTGGATGAAGACCCTGGCCGGATTGTTCGCAGCCTTCCGGCAGCCTGGGTGACGTTCGGCGGCATCGTGAAAACCGAACGCTATTCCACGTCGCGCCGGAAATACATTGCCACCGGACGCTTTGTGGTTGTGGTGGGTGATTACAACACCCGCAGCGAACAGAGCGCCAGACAGGGAGGCTCTGTCCGGGATGAAGTCGGGACAAACCAGCTGGTTGAATCCGTCCGTCGCCTGCTGACCGGTCAGGATTTGGGGCTGGAGATTGATTATTTCGAACCCGGGCGGGTCAGGACGCTGTTTAACACCGGCGTGGCAGAGCGGGCAATGTCCGTGTTTGCCTGTGAGTTCGATACCCGCTGGGTGGAGCACGCGCTGGAGAACGGCAAATGGCCGGAGCGTGGCGCAGAAGCGGACCGCCTCTTCAACCGCTACCACGGCAGGCTGTCAGACCCTGACCCGGATTTACTGCGAATTGGTACGCAATACGGCGCAGATATCTGTGGTCTGGATGAATTAAGAGAGCAACAGCATGAACAAAATGAAGGTTAAGGCGGCTCACGGGATGAAGTTCCCGATGGAGGATAACGCCCGGAAATACATCACCACGGAAGCGGTGACCGTTGAGAATACCGCTTATTACCGGCGCGCCGTTCAGGACGGTGACCTGATTCTGGTGAAGGATGAACCTGAAGCCACCGAGGTGGCTGAACAGGACGCCGTGCAGGTAAAAGCGAAGGTGAAGAAAGAGAAACAGGTGGGCTCCGATGAGTGAAATTCAGTTTGACACCATTTCGGGCGGCATCCGTAAGCCCGGTGTGCATTTTGAGTTTAATACCCGACTGGCCGTTAACACGCTGCCGGGTAATGAACAGCGTGTTCTGGTGATTGGTCCGATGCTGTCAGGCGGCACCGCCACGCCCCTGAATGCCGTCTCCGTGTATTCCGAAGACGAAGCGGATTTGTATTTCGGGGCCGGTTCGCTGGCCGCTGCAATGGCGCGCGCGGCCATTAATGCCAACAGCTATCTGCAACTGGATGTTATCGGTATTGCAGACAGTGGCGCAGGAAAGGCGGCAACCGGCGCAGTTACCGTCAGTGGCACGGCAACCAGCAGCGGCACGCTGTCGGTATGGGTTGCCGGTGAGCAGGTCACGGTGGATGTGGAAACCGGTGATGAACCGTCGAAAATCATTCCGGCACTGGTGGAAGCAATGACGCAGACGCCATCGCTTCTGGTCACGGGGGAATACAAATCGGAAGCCTCTCAGCTGACGGTGACCACCCGGACCAAAGGGGCCTGGGGGGATGATATCACCCTGTCAGCGTCCACCACGGCAGGCGGTCTGACCGTGAGCGCCACGCCGATGGCGAACGGCGAAATGGATCCGGATATTCAGCCCGCACTGGATGCGGTCTTTGCCGCCGGTCACAACATTCTGATTTGTCCGTTCAGTACCACGCCAGCCCTTGCTGCCCTGAAGCAGCATCTGGAGAAAACCGGGAACGCGATGGAACAGCGCGGCGCGATTGGCTGTGCGGGCTGGACGGGTAGTCTCGGAAACGGGATCACCCTGGCAGCCGGTGTGAACAGCGGGCGCGTGTCCGTCCCCTGGTATCGCGGCTCCGTGAAGCTGCCAGCGGTGCTGGCTGCCATCTACGGCGCTGTGATGGCGGGCGAGGAAGACCCGGCGCGTCCGCTGAACTCGCTGGCGCTGTCCGGGCTGGATGTGGTCGCCATGTCACAGCGTGAAAGCCGTAACGAGCAGGAAAACGCCCTGCATAACGGCCTGACACCGGTTGAGGTTGGCCCGGGTAATACGGTGCAGATTGTGCGTGCAGTCAGTACCTACACGGTGAACGCGCAGGGCGTGGCTGATGTCTCGCTACTGGATATCACGTCCATCAGAACGCTGGATTACACCCGTAAGGCGTGCCGCGAACGTATCAGCCTCCGCTTCCCGCGTGAAAAACTCAGCACCCGCACTATCGCAAAAGTGGAAAGTGAACTGTATGACGTGCTGATCAAGCTGGAGGAAGCGGAAATTCTGGAGAACGTGGAAGCGAACAAGGCAAAGCTGCGCGTTCAGCGAAACGGGAAAGATGCAAACCGTCTCGACTGCGTGGTTCCGGCGGATGTGGTTAACGGCCTGCACGTGTTTGCCGGTCGCATCGACATGATTTTGTAAGGAGCGCGGTAAATGTCCATTAAAGAATATGTCGGCTCGATTGTGCTGGAGGTGGACAGCCAGGAAATCGAGATCACCGACTTCGATGTTCAGATCAACACCGGACGAAAGCTGGTCAAGACCATGAACAAAACCGGCAGGGCAAAAGGCTTTGCCCGTGGCATTGCCACTTACGATATTTCAGTTTCGGCGGTTATCCCTGATACCAACGAGCCGGACTGGGAAAATCTGGAAGGTGTGAAAATCTCAATTTATCCGCTCAGCAACAGCGGTAAGCGCACCTCCTATCTGGACTGCTTCACTGTTGAAGTGGGTGAGAAATACACCGTCGACAGTGAAGCGAAAATTGATATCAAAATGGCTGCACTCAGGAAGGTGACAGGATGACTTTGATTAATACACAGACCGGCGAACTGTCTGATGGCGTGGTATTTAACGGCACCGTTCATAAAAACTTTGAGCTGCGTCTGCCGGTCATGCGTGATAACGGGCAGGCACTGGAAGAAACCGAAGAACGCTTTCAGACGGTGGACGGCTTCGCGGCAGATTATTACTACCGTTGTGCAGTGATGGCGGCAACGCTGGTCCGTCTTGGGGATATCCCGCAGGAAGAACTGACGGCGGATCTGTTGCACGACAACATGACGCCGGACGATTTTAATATTCTGCTGGCATCACGCAACGTCCTGAAGGTAAAGCGGAACGGCGGGAATCCCGGCTCGCCGGACTCCGGCTCGCAGTCCTCATCCTCGGGCGCTACGGAATAACCGAAGAGCAAATCATGACCATGAGCCGTCCCGAGCTGGACGGCTGGCTTGCCGCCGTTGACAGGCTGAACGGCGGCGGCTCAGGAAGGAAGGACACCTCACAGACCACCCGCCAGTCATTTAAATCCCTCAGAAAGAAACGCAGAAAAGGTAAGCAGAAAAATGGCCGGTAATTTCAAAGTTGGCATGACCCTGACTGCGAAGGACGAAGCCTCGCAGGTCCTGGAAAAGGGACAAAAACAGGTTATCAAAGCCACCGAAGGTGTAACAAAGGCAACCCGGAAAGCAGGCGCAGAGCAGAAGCGTACCGAGCAGGAAAGCATTAACAGCACGAAAAAGGCCGCAAAAGAGATACAGCGTGCCGCCCGTGCCCGGGAAACGCTCGGTATTCGTGCAGAACGCGAGATCCGGCGTGAAATTTATCTGACGGTTGCCAGTTATAACCGTCTGGCCCGCGCCGGTTTTGAATCTGCGCAGGAGCAGGAGCGCGCCATGCAGGCCACCCGGGAAAAAGCCCGGGCACTCAAGCGCGAACTGGATGGCGTTACTCAGGCTCAGATGAAGATGGCGAAAACGCCTGTTATCCCTGAACAGGGGCGTTTTGCGCGTGCAGCTGCATTTGGCAGGAATGCCGTGACAACAGGCGCTGGTATCGCAGCAGGTGCGGCTATTATGGCGCAGCCGGTCAAAAAGCAGATGAGCTACGAACGCCAGCTGGCAATGATGGCCAATACCGCTTTCAGTGATGGCGGCCTGGAGGGGCGCAGAGCTGGTCTTGAGCAGATGAAAAGCAGCATCCGTAACGCAGTGACCTATGGTGGCGGTACGAAAGAGGATGCAGCCGAAACACTGGATGCCTTGCTGAAAGACGGCATTTCATTTGAAACAGCCAGTAAGTGGCTGCCCGAACTGATGAAATACGCCACGGCTTCAGGCGCATCTGCAACAGACCTGGCTAAGGTGATGATTAAGGGCAAAAAGACCTTTGGATTCAGGGATGAAGATATTTCCACCGTTCTGAATATGGCGATTGCAGCGGGCAAAGAAGGCAGCTTTGAACTGAACGACATGGCCCGCTGGTTATCCCAGCAAATGGGCGCTGCGTCAGCTGCGGGGATGAAAGGCAAGGATGATTTCGTCAAGATTCTGGCGCTGAATGAAGCTGCCGCCATCACGGCGGGAAGCAGTGATGAAGCCGGAAATAACGTGGTTAACCTGCTGGCAAAACTGACCAGTAAGGATATTGAAACAGCGGCTGCGGGGATAAATTACAACGGTAAGGGAATCGACTTTTCCGGTACGCTGACTGAAGCACGTGAGAATGGACTTAATCCGATAGACGCGCTGTCCAGCCTGATAGACAAAATCGTTGCCAGCGATAAACGCTATCAGGAGCTGCAAAAGAAACTGGCCTCCGCCCGGGATAAAGGTGAGCAGACGGCTGTTTATGATTCGATGGCAACACTCCTTGAAGGCTTTGGTGTCGGAAAGCTGATTGCAGACCGTCAGGCGTTGATGGCGTTGTTAGCCTACCGTAACAACCCTGAATACCGGAAAAAGGTTGAAGACGCGATTAATCAGCAGCGCACCCTGCCGGAAGGTCAGCGCGCGGGTGATGTGGATTTTAAATTCATATCAGATACGAATGATTTTAAAACCGAACAGGCTAAAAACACGCTTGAATTTTCACAAATGGACAGCGTGAAAAAGCTGGCGGATGCATCCGGTACTGTGGCCGATGCCATAAGCTGGGCGGGTGAAAAATTTCCGGGACTGACCACAGCAGTCGTGGGTGCCACGACCGCCATTGAAGCGATGACCGCAGCAGCCCTGACATGGGCCGGGATCAAAATCCTGACCGGGGGTAAACCCGGTGGCAAGGCTGGCGAGGTTGTCGGTGATGTCATTGAAAACACGGTCAAAAAAGGCAAAGGATTTAAATTCCCCGGCATTGCCGGTGGCCTGCTTTCTTTCGGTAGCACCGTTACGGCACTGGCCACTGCAACCAGCCCGGAAGAAGACGCCGCCGTCGAAGGAAGCGAGGAGCGCTGGAAAAATATACGGGCTAAATATCCTCAGTGGCTGATTGATGCTGCCCGTGAAAAATATCAGCCGTGGTGGCAGTTTGGCGAAGGTTACTCAACAGAAAACGAGAAATGGATCCAGCAGTATCTTGACGAACTGAAAAAAACCGGGGTTATCGCCGGTGATTCTCTGCCAACACCAGAACAAGTCCGACAGCAAGCCGGAATGGCAGCGTCTGAAACGGCATCAAAGCAACCCGGACGCATCACCCAGCCGGAATACCTCACGCACTGGGGACCACCTGCCAGCCCCATTAATTTCACCACACAACTGGTGCTCGATGGTCAGGTCGTGGCGGAAGCGGTGAATAAATACAACCTTCAGGACGGCAACAGAGGCACGGGAGGAACTTACTGATGGGCTGGGCTGAAAACCTGCAAAACGCCTCCTTTCGTGGCGTGCAGTTTGATGTACTGAACACGGATGAACAAATCAGCCGCGACCATGCGGTCTATGAATACCCGTTTGTTGACGGGGCGGATTTGCACGACCTCGGGCGCAAGGCGCGACCGTTCCGCATGACGGCGTTCCTGTGGGGGGAGTATTACGAATATAAACTCGAAAAGCTGATCGCCGCCCTGGACGAAGGCGGCGATGGTGAGCTGATTCACCCGGTTTATGGCTCCGTTCCGTCGGTGATTGTGACCGGCTACAGCATTCGCCATGACGCAGAAAGCCCGGACAGCTGCACCATCGACATGAGCTTTCTGGAGAACCGCACCGGCAGCGCGTTGTTCAGCACCCCGTTACCGGAGCTGTTTGCACAGCAGTTATTTGAAGAACTGGATAAGTTACTGGCACAGTTAAGCGAATTATTTGACGCTGTTACGGCCCCTTTAAAGACCATTAACAGCGTGATTAAAAAAATCCAGACAGTGCGCGCCACACTGGTAAATACCCTGCTGACGTTCAAAAGCGATTTTCTCTCATCCATCGACAATATGATGTCGCTGGCCAGCGAACCCGGGAAATTTATTGGCGGGCTGGCAGAGGTGCTGGAAATCCACACGTCAGATGTCGGGCACGCGGTGCCGGTGCTGGAGCGTACTGATTCCGCCACCACGACCGGACTGACCGGGGAAGACAGCGTCGCCAGTTCTGCGACAGTGATGACCTGCTGGAATGAGGTGACGGCAGATATGGATGAGCTGGTCGCGCTGCCGGTCGCACTGGTCAGCGGTGATAAAACGCCGTCTGTGGCACTTCCGCCGGATGCGTCCGTGGAAGACGTGCAGGACGTGAAAGCGGCTTATGCGGTTCTGGCAGCCTCAGAGCTGGCCAGCGTGGCGACGGCGATACTGTCCGATGAGGCCCAGTCAGAACAGCTTATACCGGCAGATATCGGGCGACTGGTCGGGGATGTGCGCACCCGCTTACAGGCAGCCATCACGCTGTTCCGTGAACGCTATGAAAGCGAACGCGAACGGATAACCGAAACCGCATCACCACTGGGGCTGATGTACCCGGAAATCATTCAGAGCATGAAGAACGTGGCGGCATCCGTGCAGGATGTCGGCCTGCTGGTTCTGTCACGCCGCCCACCGCTGACGCAGAAACAGGTGCAGGCGGACAGCTGTCTGCTGTTGCTGGCGTGGCAGTGGTACGGTGATTACAGCCGTGCGGCAGAGCTGCAACGTCTGAACCCGCAGCTGCGTGACCCGAACAACATAACCGCCGGGATGGTGATTAATGCCTACGCAAAATAACGACGACAAAATCAGTCTGGTCATTGCCGGAAGGTCGCATTCTGACTGGAGCAGTTACCGTATTGACAGTGATTTCCTGAAAGCTGCCGACGGCTGGCAGCTTCAGTTGGGACTGCCTGAAAAGGTGTTCCCGGCGGATATCGTCCGGGGTGCGCCAGTCCGGTTGCAGGTGGGAGACGAAACGGTGCTCAGTGGTCGCGTGGACAGCGTGCGCCGCAGTGTATCCCGTCAGAGCTGCACGCTGACGCTGTCCGGGCGTGATGATGCCGCCATTCTGGTGGACTGTGCCGCGCCGGTGTTCAGCGCCAACCAGCTGACACTGGACGAGGTCATCGACAGGATAGTCAGACCGCTGGGGATACAGCGCATTCGTATTCAGGCGTCCGGTGTGTCACGTAATGACAAGGTCGTTATAGAGCCGGGGATGCGTGCGTGGGATGCACTGGCTAAAGCTGCCGCCGGTCGCGGCTTATGGCCGTGGTTTGAGCCTGACGGGACGCTGGTTGTGGGTGGCCCTGACTACACCACCACGCCGGTGGATACGCTGATTCTGAAGCTGGACGGCACCGGGAACAACGTGATGGAGCTGGATGATACCCGGTCCATTAACGGCTGCTTCTCCGAACTTACAGTGCTGGCACAGAGCCACGCCCGCCGCGCAGACAGCAAAAAGCAGCTGGCCACAGTGCCACTGGATATCTGGAACGAGGACGGCAGCGTGCGCACATTATCCGGGCGGGACGGCGGTAATACGGACAATGGCCAGACAGGCATTCATAACATGAAAGCTGTGGCCACCGACCCCACCGTGGATTATTACCGCCCGCAGATTATCACTCAGGGTGACACCAGCAACCTGGAGCAGGTGAACTGGCGCGCCAAAAAAATGATGAGTGATGCCCGTCTGTCGGGGCTGGATATCGTCGCACTGGTTGCAGGTCATCGCACGGCGGACGGTGTCCTGTGGCAGCCCGGCCAGCGTGTGCGGATTGTCAGCGAACCCCACGGCATCGACGCCATCTTTTTCCTGATGGGGCGTGAGTTCAGCGGAGGCCGTAACGGGAAGACAACCCGGCTCCGATTTAAGGAGGACGGCGTGTGGATACCTGACGCCTTCCCGCGCGAGAAGAAACGCCATCACCGCAGGGGCAAAAAGAAAAAAGAGGTCGCCATTGTTAAGGTCTGGGAGAAATGATGTGGGACAAAGTTAATCAGCGCGTACAGCAGGCACTGGCCGCCGTTCGCCAGGCATTCAGGGTGGTGACCGGTACGGTGGACAGTTCGACCAAAGTACAGTTGCTTCAGCTGAACGGGCTGGCAGGCGAACAGCTGGATGGTGCGGAGTATTTCCAGCATTACGGCCTCACCACATCTCCGCCACCCGGCTCGATGGGTATTGCCGTTCCGCTGAACGGCAATACCTCCCATACCGTCGTCGTGGCCACAGAGCACGGCGCATATCGCCTGACGGAACTGAAACCCGGCGAGGTGGCCCTGTATACCGATGAAGGCGCGAAAATCGTACTGAAACGCGGGCGGGTTGTTGAAACGGACTGTGACGTTTACCGGGTGAAATGCAAACGCTATGAGGTTGAGGCAGAGGAAAGTGCCGCATTCACGACACCGTTACTGACGGCCAGCGATAAGCTGACGGTGGAAGGTAAAATCACCGGCAACGGTGGCATGGCCATCAGTGGGGGCAAGAAATACGCCGCCACCTTTGAAGGCAACATCAACCATGTGGGTGGTGTGATTACCTCCGTTGACGTCACCGTTAATGGCGTTAAAATCGGAACGCATAAACACGATACCCCTCACGGCATATCTGGTCTGCCGCATAATTAAGTGCTGAACCCCCTCACCTGATTCTGACCTGTCCATGCTGCCAGACTGGCGGCATGGACCAGACGATTTCACCTGCAACCGGCGACTACGAACGCCGCCGGATTTATACACTCCATAACGCGGTTTATCTGCGACTGGCGACACCGCTTGGCAGTTACTGGGCGGATGCGTCGCTGGGGTCACGCCTGCACGAACTGAAGCGGGAAAAAGACGTTTCCCGTGTTCACAGGCTGGCGGCGCAGTATGCCAGCCAGGCACTTCAGCCCCTGCTTGATGACGGGCGGGCAAAATCCATTACCGTTGACACGAAAGCGGGCCAGCGCGGCTGGTTGTTGCTGTTAATCACTGTCACGGATAACGCGGGCACACCGCAGACGTTTGAACACCCTGTGAGGATTATGTAATGCCGTTTCCTGTTCCGGGCGTTGCTGAAAACACAGAACGCCAGCTACGTGATATCGCTAACGCCCTGCCGGGAGAAACCATCGACACCGGCGCTGACAGCGATTACCGCATTCGTGCAAATGCCGTATCCGGCGTGGCGGACGGGCTTTATATGCATCAGGGATGGATCCTCCGTCAGGTGTTTCCTGACACGGCAGACCCTGAATATCTGGAGCTGCACTGCCGTACGCGCAATGTTTTTCGTAAAAAAGCAACGGCCTCATCCGGTCCGGTAGTGATTACCGGCACACCCGGTAAGACGCTGCCAGCCGGTGCGGAAATTCGTGGTGAAGGTGTCAGCGTGACCACCACAGCAGACTGCACCGTCGGCGATGAAGGCAGTGCAGAGGTGACGGTAAAAAGCTCCGCCACGGGTGCACAGACGAACGCATCCGCAACGCAGACGGCAACGCTGGTCAGCCCGCCGGAAGGCATCAACAGCACGGTGACGATTAAATCCCTGACCGGCGGAACGGACAGGGAAAGCGACGCCGACCTGCTGGCGCGTTATCTGGATATTCTGCGCAGGCCGCCCGCTGGCGGTAACAAATATGATTACAAACGCTGGGCGCTGGAAGTGGATGGCGTTACGTCTGCGTATGTGGAGCCGTTGCGTCGTGGACTGGGGACGGTTGATGTGGCCATTACGTCAGCCAATGACCTCCCTTCGCAGGAACTGATTAATGCCGTGCTGGCACATATTGAGGAAGTCCGCCCGGTCACAGCGAAAGACACGATGGTACTGGCCCCGACGAAAAAAGCCGTTGATTTCGTTGTCCGGGTAAAAACCAGCGGCCTGACCGTTGAGCAGATAAAACCGCAGATAACTGACGTTATCACGGATTTTATGAACCGGCTGGAGCCGGGGCAGGAATTAATTATTTCACAACTGGAAACCCAGATTTCATTAATTTCCGGTGTCAGTGACCGGCGAATCATTACGCCAGCAGACAATGTAAAAGCCATTATTAACGCGTCAACGTGGGAATGGCTGCGTCCGGGAAATATTGATATTCAGTCCTTTCCGCGTGAGGGGTGATTCATGAATATGGTCGATTTATTTCGCGCCATGCTGCCGCCTGTCAGTTATGACCAGAACGGAAAATATATTTCCGCAGAACTGATGGCCGAGGCTAACGTCATGGAGGCCGTGAAGGCATCAGCGGCGAGTGTTCTGGCACAAATCACCCCATTGCAGGCATCGATGACGCTGTCTGACTGGGAGCGCGTGTACGGTGTTGTCCCCCGTGAAGGTGCCACGCAACAGGAGAGGCGGCAGAACATCCAGGTCAGGATGGCTGCCACTGGCGGGCTGTCAATTCCTTACTTTAAGAGTCTTGCCGCCAGCCTGGGCTACACCATCACCATTACGGAGCCGCGAGCGTTCCGGGTGGGGATAAATCGCTGCGGTGACCGTCTGCTGATACCGGAAATCCGCTGGGTGTGGCAGGTCAATGTTATCGGGACAAAAACGCCGGTCTACCGTTTCAGAACGGGGGCATCGGCAACCGGCGAACCGCTGACGGCCTTTGGTGAATCCATTTTAGAAAACACGTTTAAAGACCTTAAACCGGCTTTTACAGACTGTTATTTCACATATGAGGTGGAGGAATAATGCAGAATTTAATGCCTCCGGTGAATACGCCGGATAAGCTATTTCATGATGGTGACCCCACTCAGGGAATTGAGGGAACCATCGTTTACGCCGAATATATGAATAATCATCAGGCGGCAACGCGCGATTTGCAGCAGGAGGTGATTAACGTCCTTAAAGAGGCTGGCGTAACCCCGGATCCGAAAAAACAGAATCAACTGGTTGAGGCGCTGGCCTTATATGTCGGGAAAAAAGTTCCTGACGCATCATTAACGAAGAAGGGTATCGTTCAGCTCAGTAGTGCAACAGACAGTGATTCAGAAGAACTGGCTGCCACCCCAAAGGCAATAAAGGCGTTAGCAAAAAAAATTGCTGATTTACAGGGTACGGCTTTACCGGTCGGGACACCAATCCCGTGGCCATCTGATTCTGTGCCATCCGGTTATGCCTTAATGCAGGGGCAAAGTTTTGATAAAGGCTCTTACCCTAAACTTGCGGTTGCCTATCCGTCCGGGGTTATTCCTGATATGCGCGGCTGGACTATCAAGGGTAAGCCTGCCAGTGGTCGTGCCGTATTGTCTCAGGAACAGGATGGCATCAAGTCGCATACCCACAGTGCCAGTGCGTCAAATACCGATTTAGGAACGAAAACGACAAGTTCATTTGACTACGGCACCAAGACAGTCAGCACGTTTAACCACGGCACAAAATCAACAAATAACACAGGAAATCATACGCACAGTGTCGGTGGTGTTTATGGCGGCGACTCTATCGGCGGAAAACAACGTGTGCAGGCGTCAGGGAGCAATCAGATTTCCAGTACTGCCGGAGCACATGCTCATACTGTCGATATTGGTCAGCATAACCACACCGTAGGTATTGGTGCCCATGCACACACTGTGGCATTGGGTGCGCACGGGCACACCATCACGGTAAATCCAACAGGCAATACCGAAAACACCGTCAAAAACATTGCATATAACTATATTGTGAGGCTGGCATAATGACTTTCAAAATGAGTGCAGAAGCACAAACCATTCGTGTATTTAATTATCTCGATGGCACAAATGAATTTATTGGCGAAAGCGACGCATATATTCCACCTCATACAGGTCTGCCAGCTAATTCAACAGATATTGCGCCTCCTGATATTCCGGCGGGTTTTGCTGCCGTGTTTAATGCTGATGAAATGAAATGGCATCTGATGGAAGACCACCGAGGGAAAACGGTTTATTCAACAGAAACCGGAGTAGCTGTAACAGTGTCTGAACTGGGAAGCCTTCCTGAAAATGTGACTTCTGTTTCTCCTGATGGCGAATACCAACGCTGGAATGGCAGTCAGTGGGTGACAGATGAAGAAGCCAGGCGTAATGCGCTGATAAATCAGGCGGCAGAGAAGAAAGCGGGTCTGCTTAAACAGATGGGAGAGCAAATCGCCGTTTTACAGGATGCCGTTGATTTTGGTGAAGCGACGCCAGAAGAACAGGAACAGCTGACAGCCCTCAGGAAATTACGAATAAAGTTAAATCGCATTCAACCGGAAAACGCGCCAGATATTGACTGGTCAGACTTTGAATAAATCAGACAGCCGCCCGCAGGCGGCTTTTTATCATTCAGAGGTTTTATGTCTGTATTAATCTCAGGCGCGCTTATTAATGGCGCTGGCGTTCCGATGGCGGAATGCAAAATTTATTTAGATGCACTGGTTAATACCAGTGAGGTGGTCACTGAATCATTCGCGGTTATTGAAACCGATGCGGCGGGACAGTATGCCTTTGAAGCGCAAAAAGGCAAATACACCGTACACATCAAGCAAAAGAACGGCCCCAAGTGCTGCGTGGGTGATATCGCTGTATACGATGACTCAAAGCCCGGCACACTGAATGATTTTCTGACCGCCCCCAATGAAGGCGACCTCAAACCCGACGTGGTGAAACGCTTTGAGGAAATGGTGGCGCAGGCGCAGCAGAGCGCGGAAGCGGCAGCGGAAAGCGAACGACAGGCCGGGCAACACGCAGCTGATGCGCAGAAGATTAAGGGTGATTGCCAGACGCTGGCAGATAATGTTCAGCAGAATACAAATGCTGTGGAGGAAAACACGCAGCGCGTTGAACAGCTGGCCTCAGAAGTTGAGCTGAACGCCGGGCAGGTGCAGCAGGGCGTGCAGAATGTTACTGATGCGGTAAAAAAGGCGCAGCAGGCAGCAAAGAATTCTGCTGACAGTGCCACTGACTCAAAAAACAGTGCTGACAACGCCGCCCTGAGCGAACAGAACGCACAAAAACACGCGCAGAAAGCTGAACAACATGAGCAGCAGACTAAACAATATGCGCAGGATGCAGCGACCGCCGCAGAATCAGCAGAGAACGCCAAAGGCGAAATTGACGAAATTCTGGATGGCGGCTATCTCAAGATAAAAAACAACTTTCAGGAAATTGTTGATGCTGGCCCCTCAGCACTGGCTCAGGCCCAATGGAATTTACAGATTTCCGGGGTGAAAAATAAACAGGTAATTGCCACCCCTTATACATGGCCATCCAGAACTGAGTATGAACAAAGGGTGCATCTGCCACTCGCCGGGGCTTACGGATTTGGCTACACGTTTGAAGACAAAAGCCAGGGACGTATAAACCTTAGCGAAAGTTACACCGGCTCCTGGTGGTCACAGTGGGTAAAGCCGGGGCGTTATTACGTTACAACCAGTGATAAACAATATCTGACACCAGACGGGTACACGTACGGGGTTGTTGATGTGCTGTGGCTTAACGGTAACGCATATAATGACGCTTCGCAGGTTCTTAAAATACTGGCTTTTTACGATGGTGACGGATGCCTGCATATCGGCAAGCGCGTTGGTCAGAGCAACTGGTCAATAAGCTGGCGCAAGCTGACATCGCTCCCTGATGTCAGGGCCATGCTGTATTCATATATTTATAATAATTACAACAGAGAATGGCGTGACCCGGAGCTGGGAGGTTTAATTCTGGCGTCATACCAGGGAACCGCAGACGGCGACACAAATATAAAAGTATCCCGTGGTCAGACTTATCCCGGCTCACGACTTGCACCTGTGGCGATAGAATGCCAGTTCACTCCATCCGGTACGTATGCCGCAACACCGCGATTCCATATTACCGGCTGCAAGAGCAAATCACTCCCCGGAACTTATATTTCACTGTCTGGAGCACCCACAACATACAGCGACCAGGCTTTTGTGGCGCTATTCATGAGGATTGCATGATGCAGATAAAAGAAATTACCAGCCCCCACTACACCGAATCCGGTGCGATTGACTGCGAAGTTTTATTTGAAGGGATGGATGAAGCCGTTCCGTACACAGCCACACCAGAAGACACAGCAACAACAGGCCAGCAAATTTGGCAGGAACTGCAAAGCGGCAAATGGGGCGAGATTGCCCCGTTCACCGCATCACCTGAACTTATCGCAGCAGCAAAGGACGCCAAAAAACGGGAAATTGAGGCATGGCGCACAGAACAGGAAGCGCAGCCATTCACGTTCGAATGGAACGGCCGCACATGGAACGCTGGCCCCGACTCAATGGCCCGTCTTTATCCTGTGGTAATGGCTGCAAAATCTGATACGGCACGAACTGCCCTTGCGTGGGGTGACGCCGATAATCAACAGGTGAAACTGTCGATGCCGGAACTGGAAGAACTGGCAGCCGCGATGGCGCAGGCGCAGGTTGAGCGCAATGACGAGATTTATCAACGCCAGCGTGAGATGAAGGAGGAACTGAATAACCTGGATGATTTACGCTCAATCAGAGCGATGACGATTAGCAGCAGTTAGCGGTCAATTCTGGACTTTTTGGGCGCACCTGAACCGTCCAGAATTGCGCGTCAATCAGTCCAGAAAAAAACGCGAAGTTACAGATGATCAGCGACAGAGGTACGCTTATCGCGTACGGACGTTATCCCGACACCTTTTTACCAGACCAGACGGACTCCGTTATCAAGGAAGTTATTCTGACGCTGGTTCTTGGGTTGACGCACGCACAAAACGTGGTGCTGGAAGTTGATCCGGACAGGGCCATTATTACTCAGGAAATCGGAGACAGACGCTATCTGCAACGAAAAAAGAATCTTTCGGATGTGGAAGACAAGGATGAGGCTGTTGAAAACCTCGGATTAAAACCCACGGTGGACAAGGCAAAAAATGCCGTTCAGCGTGATGGTGACACCATGACCGGGGAACTGAAAATCCGTGGTGTTAATGCGCTGAGGATTTTCAACGAGGCTTTTGGCCTGATTTTTCGTCGTTCAGAAGATTACCTGCACTTCATTCCCACGCAGGAAGACCATGGAGAAAATGGTGATATTGGCCCACTGCGGCCCATTTCCATTAACCTGCGCCAGGGCGATGTGGTTATTGGTGACAGGATTGGCATCGGTAATGAGAACAATCTGGGTGAAAAATCACTCACGCTCTGTGATAGCAATACCGGTTTTAAGTGGGGCGGACGCGGTGTTATTAATGTGTTTGCAGAGGGACACAACGTCTTTCGTTTTACAAAAAACGGTGTGCTGGCATTAGAAAATCTCTCGACCGGCAATTTAAGAAAGTTCACGCTGTCGTGTGACAGTTCTTCCACGAAGAGTGCAAGATTTAATCTATGGGGAAATTCCTCAAGGCCTGTTGTTGCAGAGCTTGGTGATGATTCTGGCTGGCATTTTTACAGTCAGAGGAATACGGATAACAGCATAACGTTTGCCGTAAACGGGCAGATGGTTCCATCAAACTACGGAAATTTTGATACCCGTTACCAGACCAGAACAGGTGGTGTGCAGGATGTGCGTCTGGGAGGTGCCATTGGTATTGGACGCGGAGGAAATGCGCCATCAGGTCATTTACTGAGTGGTGTTGATGGCGGTGAAAGTGTGGACTGGGCCAATGCACGCCCGGTGCAGGTTCTGATTAATGGTGTCTGGCGAAATGTAGCGAGTTTGTAATCATGATGCACTTAAAAAATCTTACGGCACAAAACCCTAAAACAATTGAGCAATACCAGCTGGCACGACAGCATAAATTTTTATTGTGGCTGTTCTCCGATGATGGTCAGGAATGGCACGAAGCCCAGGAAAAATTTCAGCCAGACACTCTGAAAGTTATTTATGTTGAAACTGGCGAAGTGGTCTGGGTCGGAAAAGACATCACCTCAATCTGCCCGGAAAATAAAAGTGTGATTGAGTTGCCGGATATTACCGCTAATCGTCGCATTGAGGCGTCGGGATACTGGTTCTACCGCAATGATGAATTTGTTTTTGACTACAAACTTAAAGCGGAAGATGAGCGTGATGCACTGTTAAAACAGGTCAGCATCATGACCAGCGAATGGGAAAAAGACCTGCTGCTGGGATTAATCAGTGACGAAGACAGGGAAAAGCTCAAAGCGTACCGCATTTACGCGAAATCGCTGCAGGCGATGGATTTCAGCGCTATTACGGATAAGACCACTTACAACAATATTAGCTGGCCTGAGCAGCCACAAAATACCTGAAAAAGAAGTTAATCATCTGACCGCCTGAGGGCGGTTTTTTTATGGGAGAAATGTATGTCCGGATTACATGGTGTTGAAACCATTGAACTGACGACAGGCACGGTTGCCGTGCAAACCATCTCCACGGCAGTGATTGGCCTGGTGGGGACAGCGCCGGACGCCTCTGGTGGTGTGTGCGCTTCCGGCACAGCCGGTTCCTGGCTGCTGGGAACGGCGCTGGATTTCACGGCGAAACAGGAAGGTCGGGTCGGTAATAAGATTTCGGTTGTTGCCGTGGCTGCCACGGAACAAAACGCGCAGACAGTGGCCTCGCTGAAAGGTACGACCCTGACGATAACACTGGGGACGGACGAACACAGCCAGGTTAACGCCACGGTGGATTGTGTGACTGAAGTGGTGAATGCGCTGGGGGATTCGCCTGTGACGGCGGCTGCCAGCACCCTGAATGCAGGAGGCGCTGAAAATAAAGTGGTGTCGCCGTTCAGCCTGACGTTATCCGGCGGGGAAGATGAGGCGTTCCCGGTCAACACACCGGTGGTGGTGGCAGGGGCCATTACTCAGGCGGGGAAACTGGGCACAGCCGGAACATTATACCCGGCCCTGCGTGATATTTTTGACCAGACTGGTGCGCTGGTGATTGTGGTGCGCGCAGAAAGTAAAGCAAAGGCGAAAGAGGCCGAACAGCGTGCGGCGGTGATTCAGGCCATGGAGGCGCTGACAGAAAGTAAGGGCGTGACAGGCTATCAACCGCGCATCCTCATTGCCACGGGGTACAGTGAGGATGATGGCGTGGCAAAGGCGCTGGAAACGTATGCCGCGAAGTTGCGGGCTGTGGCCTATATTGACTCGCCCTCAATGGCAACGCCGCAGGATGTGGTTCAGCGGCGCGCGTCATTTGGCGGACGTGTGGAGCTGCTGCGTCCGCGCGTGTCAGTGACGGATGACAGCGGGCAAACGGTATTTCGTCCATATTCGGCTCGTGCTGCCGGGCTGCGTGCCCGTATTGATTATGAAAAAGGGTGGTGGTGGTCCAAATCAAACCAGGACGTGATGAATATCACCGGTCTGGAGCAGGTGGATACGTTTATTCTCGGGGAGCAGAACTGCACGGCAAACCTGCTGAACATGGAAAATATCTCCACCATTATTCGCCATGACGGTTTTAAACACTGGGGTAACCGTCTGTGCACATCCCACAGTCAGTGGCGCTTTGAACCGGTACGTCGCACTGCAGATGTGATTGAGGACAGTATCCAGGAGGCCATGTTGCCTTATGTCGATCGCCCGCTTGATCGGGATGTGGCAGACGACATTCTTGGCAGCATTAATGCCTATATGCGTCAGCTTAAAAATCTGGGTGCGATCCACGGTGGCAGCGCCTGGCTGAATGATGAACTGAATACAGCAGAAACCCTGGCGGCAGGGCAGTTGTATATCGATTATGACTTTGGGCCGAAGTCACCACTGGAGCGCCTGACACTGCGGGCAATGATTAACAATAAACTGGCGCTGGAGGAACTGACGGTATGATTACGGGTGAAAAAAAACTGTTGCGTGCATGGGCGTTATTTCTTCCTGGCGGGATCCGCCTTCAGGGTGCGCATGAATACACGCCGCCTGCCATTAATATCACGACAGTGGATATCAAAACCGGCGCAATGGATGCACCGGTGGCAGTGGATGACGGCATGGAAGCGCTGACCTGTTCGTTTAAGATTTATGGTTATGATGTTGCCATGCTTACGCTGCTGGGATTGCAGGCCGGGCTTTATTCGCCGGAGATTGTTGTGCGCCAGGCTTATCGGGTGGGAAATGCGACCAGCGGACAGGTGGAAACCCTGCAGGGGATGATCACCAGTATCACGCCGGATGCACGTCCGGCAACATCACAGGCAGAGGCTTCGGTGACAGTGGAAATGTCACTGAGTTATTACCGTCAGGCTGTCGATGGCCTGGAAACCATCTGCATTATTCCGGAGGAATTTGTACGTCGTATTAACGGCGTTAATGTTCTGTCGGATCTGAAAAAAATCATCCGGGTTTAATCCGGGGATCTGCCATTCAGGCGGCTCAGGCCGCCTTTTCTTTTTTTAGGAGATGCTTATGTCGGAAAAAAACAGTGTTCCTGCCAGCTGCGTGGAAATTGTGTTATCCGTGCCGTATGTCACCGCATCAGGACAGACGATCACGCACGTCACCATGCGTGCGCCCACCGTCCGCGATCGTCTGTTGCATCGCCGGAGTACCAAACCGGAAGCAGAGGCTGATCTGGATATGATTGCCGGTCTGTGCGGGATGGACGCGGCAGACATGATGAACATGGAAGCGTGTGATTACCTGGCCCTGGAGCGGCAGTTTAATGTTTTTTTGCTGCCGCCGGTCCGGCGGAAGAAGAAAACATCCTGATGGCGATACGGCGTGCCGGAGTATGGTTCGGGTGGTCACCCGGAGATGTGATGGCACTGCCGTATGAGGATTTTGTGGCAATAATGCTGGCAGAGGCGGAAGAGAGGAAGCAGTGTTATGGCAACGGTGGGCGATAACCTCAGAGCGAATATCCGGATCGGCGGCACTATTGACCCGTCGTGGAAAAAATCGACAGAGGGGCTGAAGCGAGGTCTGGCTGGTGCGACACAGGAAGTGGCACGCCTGACGCGTCAGCAGGATGTACTGAAGCGAAAAATTCAGGCTGGCGTACTGGCAGGGCAGGATATTACCGATCTGCGAAAGCAGTATGAAAAGCTGAAACGGAAAATCAATGATGCTGCAGCGGAGCAGGAGCGATTTAATCGCCAGCTTGAACGGGCAGAGCGCCTGGAACGCTGGAAAGGACGGGCAGGGACATTTCTTAAAACCGGACTCGGGCTCTCTGTTGGTTCCGGGCTGACGCTGGCAGCAGGTGCCAGCGCGGTACTGAACCGGAATTCGGAAACGGCAGAGCGGGCAGGGATAGCCCGGAGTTATGGGGTGGATTACGAAACCTATGCGGCGTGGGATTCACTGGGCCGTCAGATGGGGTTAAACGGCGAAAACATTGGTGATCTGTTTGAGGAATACCGGAACAAGGTTTTTGACGATGATAATGGTGCCACGGACAAAGGAGCCATTCAGGAGGTATTCGGTAAACTGGGGCTGAAAGCGGGCGTAATGGCCGGAAAAAACAACCAGGAACAGGTCGAATTTTTGTTTGATCGCTTACTGCAGGTGGAGAATGAGCAGCAGGCGGCGGGGATGGCAGATGCGCTGTTTGGGGGGGAGGCCAATAAAATTCTGACCTGGATGCGTCTGTCAGGAAAAACCTTCCGGGAGCTTATCAGTGAGCAGAAACGCTATAACCTGGTGACAAAAGAAGGGGCTGATGGCGCAGTTCAGGGGCATGTGGCGCTGTCAAATCTCCGTAATGTTTTGAGTTCTTCCATTGATGAAATCAGCGGACAACTGGGTAATGAGCTTGCGCCACGTATCCAACAGGTGACGGATGATCTTGCGGCTTGGTTTAAGGAGGGTGGCCTTGAGAAGATTCAGGCATTTATCCTTGATGATGCCCTGCCGGCGTTGATCGATTTGTCCGAGTGGATGTGGAAATTCGGAAAAGTTCTTGCAGGAATAACGCAGAAAGCCATTGAGTGGGGGCTGGCGGATGATTCGCGGGAGGACCGGCGAGAGGTGCTGGAATATCTGGCAAAAATGGGTTCGCCTGAGCTGGCGAGAGCGGTGGCGCAGAAAAACGGTCAGGGTGAATGGTTTGATGAACTGCTCAGGAAAAATCCGGAGCTGACGAAACAGGTTGTACAGGCTTATAAAGACACCCGCGGTTATCTCCCCTGGAACCATGACGATAAAAAGTTTGATGCATTTCTCGATCCTTTGCTGGGACCGAAGGAAGAACCTGATTTTGATGGGGCGAGGGAGCGTGTTCGCGCTGCCCGCGATCAACTACAGAAAACTCGTCAGGAACCCGCATCGGGGGAGGCTGACCGCCTTTCAGCGCTTCAGCATACCCCCGGCAGTATCAGCCGGGTGGAAGTAAAACCCACGTATCAGATACGGGCGGAATTTAACATCACCCAGAAGCCCGGCGAGGATGCCGGACAACTGGCAGACAGGGTAACGAAAAATCTGGGAGATATTAATTTTGGTCAGCGTTCCCGCATGACCGATGGTGATGCATTCTGGGGGTGAACATGGTGGATTTGCTGGGCTGGGGCGTAAACCGGCTTGAACGTGAAGCATGGGATGCGGTGGGTTCATTAACGGATGTCGCCTCCCGCGTCATGCTGTCGTTTGGTGAGTTTGAATTCAGTATTGATACGGCAGCCTATAACGCCATGAAGCGCACTATGGAATGGCGATGGGATGAACAGCAGCTTATCGGAAAAAACGACCTGCTGCAGTATACCGGTAAGGGGGCCAGAACAATAACCCTTGAAGGCATGGTGCATGCGGGATTTCGTGACGGTGTGGGAATGGATGCCCTTGATACGCTGGTTCAGATGGTGGATGACAATCCGGCCCCGCAGTTACTGGTCTCAAGTACAGGCGATGTGATGGGGTATTTCGTGGCAACCGCCTATTCAGATAACACCACGTCCTTTCTTCCCGGCGGGGCGCCAAAGAACAAAACGTTCACACTGGAGCTGAAATACTATGGCGAAAAACTGGCGGACCACTGACGGCGATATGCTGGATGACATCTGTCAGAGACACTATGGCAGTGCCGGGCTTAACCAGTCACTGGCGGCGGTACTGGAAGCCAATCCCGGGCTGGCTGACCTTGGTCCGGTCTATCCGTCGGGAGTGGAAATCGTGTTGCCGGACTGGGTATATGAACCGGAAGTGAAGGAGACGTTTCAGTTATGGGACTGAATGAATATCAGCCGGATTTCAGCCTGACAGCGGAAGGCCAGGATATCACGAAGGCCCTGAAACGGGGGCTGGCTGAACTGCGATATACCGATAATGGTGCAGCCACAAAGCGGTCCGATGAACTGATGATAACGCTGTTCAGCGAGACGCTGGCGTTACCACCGAAAGGCGCGGTGCTAACGCTGGGACTGGGGTTCAACGGAAATCTGGTCAATAAAGGCAGTTTTACCGTCTGTCAGGTGGCAAGCGGTGGTCCTCCCCGCCGGCTCACCATTTATGCCACCGCAGCCCCCATGAATGCGTCAAAACATGGCGCAGACGTGACCGCACTGAAAACCCGGGCTTTCAGCGATATCACACTGGGCGACCTGGTGAACACCATCGCCACTGAAAATAATCTGGTGGCGCGCGTCTCATCGGTGCTTGCTGATATTCATATCCCGTGGGTGATGCAGTCATCAGAATCTGATGCTGCCCTCTTGTCCCGCATTGCAGGTATGTACGGCGCCACCAGTAAACCGACCAATGGCTACTGGTTATTTCTGGAATACGGGGCATCACAGAGTACGGGGGGCAGAAATGCGCCTGAGATAACCATTACACCGGGTATGGTATCAGACTGGGATTATCGTGAAGGTGAGCGACAGGGCGCTGCGGGTGGTGCGAAGGGGGATAAAAAGAGCGGGAAAGTTGGGGTCCGGTATTTTGATGCCCGTGACGGACGCACACGTGAAGTTAAAGTTGACGTGGAGTCAACAGATAAGCGGCATCCGTTTACCCAGCCTGACCAGGGCACCGCAAAACACTGTGCAGAGTCGAAGGTTAAACGTGTGCAGAAAGTCGGACGCCAGATGACGATAACGTTGCCCTGCAGGCCGGAACTGCTGAAAGCAGGGGCGGAGATGCGTTTTGTCACGCAGGGATTTGGTGTGCGTGAGGACCATCACTGGCAGGCTGAGTCTGTGGAGTTTTCACTGGTACCGGGACAGGGATTTACGCTGAATCTGTCACTGACCACGGATATTTCTGCAAAGGGGAAAGCCAGTGGCAAGAAAAAAGGCGTCAATTATTTTGGTTAATGTTTTCTGAATCAGGAAATAAACATGTCTGTATTAATTTCGGGTGTGCTGACGGATGGTGCGGGACTCCCCATGTCCGGATACCATATTATTCTGAAAGCCCGACAGAATACATCCGCAGTGGTCATGAGAACGGTGGCAACAGTGGTGACGGGGCCGGCAGGAGAATATGCATTTGAGGCTCAGACCGGAAGATATGACGTTTATCTTCGGTCATGTATTGAAAGAGAATATTGTGTCGGTGATATTTCGGTTTACGACGATTCAAAGCACGGCACGCTGAACGACTTCCTGACCGCTCTCGATGAAGGCGACCTGAAGCCAGATGTTGTTAAGCGGTTCGAAGAACTGGTGGTGCAGGCGCAGCAGAGCGCGGAAGCGGCAGCGGAAAGCGAACGACAGGCAGGGCAACATGCTGAAGCGGCAGCTCTGATAAAAGAGCAGGTTGAAACGCTGGCAGATAATGTTCAGCAGAATACAAATGCTGTGGAGGAAAACACGCAGCGCGTTGAACAGCTGGCCTCGCAGGTTGAGGATACCGCCGAAGAAGTCAGGCAGGATGCTGAAGCCGCCAAACAGGCCGCATCCGATGCAGAGCAGGCCAGAGATGATATTGATGTTGCGTTATCTGCAACGCTGAAAACGGCGAATCACCTGTCAGAAATTGCAGCAGAGGGGGAAGATGCTCAGCAGGAATCCCGAGACAATCTGGGGTTGAAAAGTGCTGCAACGATGGATGTACAAACAGACATTTACAACCGAACTGAAGGTTGTGTGGCACTTCCGGGAGCTTTCGGTTATGGCGCGTATCCCACACAACGTAAGGAGTTTGATAAATACGCGACATCAGCAACATTTGCTTCTTGGGTACAGACCACTCCCCCGGGGCGCTATCTTGTCGTTCAATATGGTGGCCCATATTCCAAGGACATTATAGAAGGGGTTGTTTTTAGCGGAGAGGTAGAGATAAAAATGCTGGAAACAGCAACGCATGAAAATCAAAACAGGCGCGATAAGTTTGTCATTTTTAACGGGGTTAATCAGGACGTGTATTGTTGTGAGGTCAGGGCGGACAGTACGAACATACGCTGGACATGCCTGAGTCAAAACTTAACCGCGATAGATGGTGCGAGATGGCTGTATAACATAGCTGGCCCGTGGTACGACGTACCATTCAGAGATGTGGCAGTTGGCGGCTTAACTCAGGCCGCGTACCGTGCAGCAAATACTGATGAATATACGATAAAACGTGGTGACAGCGTAAGCGGCAGCACTCTGATTCCCTGCGCTGTTATAGTGTCGAATGACGGAGCACCACGGTATGTGCTGGATACTGGACGCCACTTTTCGGGAGCCTATGTCTCTCTGGGCAACAGCACTCAGGCGACCAGCGATTTTATTTTCGGTCTGTTTGTGAGAGTTTCCTGATGAATGGGATAAAAATAAAAGAAATCAAAAACGCCCGCAGGCTGGAGAATGGCGCAATTGACTGTGAAGTGTTATTTGAGGGGATGAAAGATTTCATCCCCTACACATCTACACCAGAAGACACAGCAACAACAGGCCAGCAAATTTGGCAGGAGCTGCAAAGCGGTAAATGGGGGGATATAGCCCCGTTCACTGTATCACCTGAAATGCTGGAAGCAGCAAAAGCCGCCAAACGCCAGGAAATCGAAGCATGGCGCACAGAACAGGAGGCGCAGCCGTTCACGTTCGAATGGAACGGTCGTACCTGGAATGGTGGTGCAGACTCAATAAGTCGTATTGCGCCCGTGGCAATGGCGACAAAGGTTGCAGGTACGCGGTCAACGCTGGGATGGGGGGATGCAGCAAATAACCTTGTCACTCTGACAATGGCACAGCTTCAGGAGCTGGCGGCAGCAATGGCGCAGGCTCAGGTCGATCGCAATGACGAGATTTATCGCCGTCAGCGTGAAATGAAAGAGGATCTGAACAATCTGGAGGATTTGGGTTCAATCCGAGCGTTTGGTATTGGCTAA